ATAAGTAAATAGTTGTTTGATTTTTACTTTACCTCCTTCTGATACTTCACCTGCTGCTCTTGAACTGATATGTAAAGGAACTCCTGAATCTACAAGAGCCTTTGCCTGTTTTCCTGCATCGGTATCTAAAAGTCTAATTTTACCCATTACCTTTTTATTCTCTTTATCATATCTAAGTTCCTCTATAATATGAGAAACATTTTTTAATGAAATATCAAATTGTTGAGGATGGTCTAATTCACCCAATAACTTCGATGAGGTGATTTTCTGCTGTAGGCTTTCTATTTGCGGAAGATATTCTCCTTCGGTATAAATTCTGTTATTTTTATTCTTAACATCTATTTCACCAAAAACACCTTCTAGTACATAATCTTTATCCTCTCCAGATTTGGTTAAAACTGTTGAAGATTTTTCTACTATCAGCAAATCAAAATTACTAGCCTTATTGATAAGTCTATCCATTTTATTTTTTCTTTTTTGTTATATATCTTTATTAAAATCTCTTTTTTTAAATACCTAAGTCAGCTAGTGGATCGTCTCCACCTCCTTCATCGCCGCCGCCTTCATCGCCGCCTCCTTTTTTCTCTTCTTTTTCTTTCTCTTCTTCCTCTGCAGCCTGTTCTTTATAATAGTCTTGATAATTTGTTACCATCTGACCCATCGTTGCTGTATCAAATTTCGTAGAACCATATTTCCCGTAAAAAAATGCTTTAAATTCGTCTTCTGTTTGGGCTGTCATTATTTGACCTAAAATTTCTTGAGCTGATATAACTTTACCATCGGCAGTTTTTTGGTCGCTAATTTCTACCTTACTTTCTTCACCTGCTTTAATTGAAGTAAGTTGTGCTGTTTCTGTTAAATATTGAGTATATGTTTTAAGTCTCATATTCTATATATCTTTTTTACGCTGCCATTGGGTCTTCTGGAGCCGGCTCTTCTTCTTTTTCTCTTTCTTCTTTAGCCTTAGCAGCAGCATTCGCAGCCATATCATCAGGAGACAATTGTAAATATCTGTCTACCAAGAAGCCCATATCGAAGTAATATTCTTCTTCCATTGTTTCTTGATTTGTTGTCATTAATGAGTCTCTCATTGACCCGATAAACTCTAGTCTACGTTCCATGATTTCCATTTCTTTTAATGCCGCAAAATCATTATCTTTATTATATCGTAAAGCCACTTGAGTTTTAAAACCTGGGTCTTCCGCAAGGTCTGCATATTTAATACACATTTGTAAATAGAGTGGCTTAACAAGAATTTCTTGGAAAGCTGATCTCAGTCTCTTAACAAATTTACTAAATTTAATTTCATCTCTAATCATTCCATCAGCAGCAAGATTAAAATCTCCACCTCCATCTTCATATAAGAATCTTGAATAGGGTATTTTAGAAACGTGTTTTAGTTTATCACTAAAATATTTTAATGCTTCTGTATCTGAAAGGTCTGGACCTGAACTATCTAATGTTTCTATTTCTGGACTATCTCCATCTTTACTTGGTAACCAATACTCTTTATTAAATTGTAGCATTGGTTTTCCATCTGTTTCCATACTTCCTGATTCCCAATCAAAATCAACAACCTCTTTATATGAATTCATAAGTTGTGCTAATGATTGTTTTGCTCTTGTTTTTGATTTACCACCAACTGGAATAACAAATTTCATTCTATAAGAACTATTGGTTACTGCCCAAATAATTCTTGTATGTTCCATAATTCTTAATAGGTTAAACGATCTGGTTAATCTTTCGACATAACTGACTCTACTTGCCGTAGTTATTGAAGAATATGCTAAATAAATAATTTGTGAATCATAAAGTTTTCTCTCTTTTACGGGATCGTCTTTATATTGTATCCAGACTTTCTTTCCATCTTCATGATTAAAACCTGGCACCAATGTAATTGGGTCAAGTTCTTTAAAACCTATAATTTCTGTCTGGTCAGGTGAATAAATAATTTCAAATGCTAAGTAACCGTCAATCAACCATTTTCTAAAATAGTACCAAGCCGATTGGTCCGTATTAAAACCGAACGCGTGATATATTTGTCTAAAGAAACGGTTAAGGTCTTTTTGAATAGAATCGGCAACCTCAACTCCTAAAATTTCAGGAGAACCAAAGAAATTTTTATTATCATATACAATTGTTTCATCGCAAAGAATATCTAAAATATCTTCAATTTCATCGTTAACTGAAAATCTTCTAAGTTCATCTCTTTTTACTTCATATTCTTGGTCGAAAAAAGGAATATTTTTTCGCATGGTAGTATCTGCCATGGATAGAGCTGCAAATGCAGCATACATATCATCATTTTCTACACCAGTTGGGTTTATTTGCCCATAACCAAATTTATCTTCAAGGGGACCAATAGCTTGAGACTGTCTAAGAATCATATCATCATATCTCATTCCGAAAGATGATAGAGTTTTAAGTGTCTTACTTAGACTAAACGGTCTCTTATTTGTACTCCAAGGTCCTTTTCTTGGATCTTTATCTGCAAAACCTGCCATATTATTTTAAATACTTTTTCAATTTATATATTCTTTTTATTTCTATCTCTTTTTAAATAGTCTCTCTAATTGACTATATGACGTTCCATTTAAGTCAGCAAAATCACAAAGGCAAATTTTTGACCAGTTTTCGTAACTTACTACAGCCTGTCCTGATTTGTTTCCGGGCTTATATTGCCTTAATGCAAAATCATATCCAGAGCCTTTAATAAAGCCCTTGGCGTCATTCCAATTAATAGTCAAATGTCTCTGTTGTAACGCTTTTTCAGCCATCATTCCGGTTGTAGCAACGCCTATTTCTCCTGCAAATTGACCTGCTATTTTATCTAAAAAGTCTTCTCTTACTTTCATTGGTAAAAGATTAAGATTTATTCCAACATCGTTACTTCCCGCAGCGTCTAGTGCTAAAACAACCGGGTTTTTATCAAACCATGGTAGTGTTTGCGCGGTTATTGGAGCATATCTAAAAACGTATAATTTACCTGGATAGAATCTTTTGGAGGTATATTGTACCCCTTTTTCATTGGTTTGTCTCTTGCCTTTATCAAACCAGTCTTCAGCCTTCTTTTTAGCAGCCTGTCTGCTTCCAGCTTCTTTAATTAATTTGTCTATTCCTGCTTTAACTGCTCCCATTATTTAAGACTTTTTTCTGTCATTACTGCAAATCTCCAGCCTCTACTTTTTGCCCATTCTTGTGCATATTTATATTTATCTCTATTTTTTACAAATTGCTCTGCAAGAAACTTATAATTTTTTAGTGCTTGTTTACTGTTTTTTGTTGGGGGACTGGGTTTTTTAAGTTGCTCTTCTGGTTTTATTTCTATAAGACTCTCTTCAAAACCAGATTCTTTTTTGACTTTAATATAAAAATCAGGAAAATAGGAATGTTCTTTATTATCTAATGAGCTCCAATATTTTATTTCAACAGGCTCTGAAGCCCATTTTACTATATCATCTCTATTGTCGCACATTTTCATAAATTTTAATTCCCATGAACTTCTATAAATAATTGGACCGTTTCCTGCATATTTATTTGGATATAATGGATTGTAGTAGCCTTGATTATATCCTGAATTTCCTGTTGGTTTTACATTTTTTATTGACATTAGATATTAAACATTCCACCATTTCCACTATCACTATCTTTAGAATTTATTCTATCCATGGAAAGGGTTCCTTTATATTTGTTTGGGTGTATTTTATTCCATCCTTTTGCATAACCTCTTTTTGCTATTTCAGTATAATATGCAAATGCATTTGGAAATTCTGGCTTATAATTTCTCCAATATTTTAGAAGGTCTAAAAGAGCAAATTGAAGACAATCTTTTCGGTCTTCTTCGTTTACATAACTTAATTTATTGATAGTCCTTTCAGCCAATAATTGTAACATTTTTTGTGCCTCTCTTGTGAGCTCATCATTTTCTAGTGAAATGACTATTTGCTCCCTAAGGTCCTTATTATTCAGATAATTCTTTTTTCTAGGCATTTGGTCGTTTTTAGTTTGTTATATGAAAAAAGGGCCAAATGTTTCATTTAGCCCTTTATAGTAAGTTTATGTTGTGTTTATCTCCAACCCATCGCTGCGCCGAATTTACCATAATGTTTATCTAATGCTTTAAAAAGATATGTCAAACCTGGGTAATTTCCATCTTTAACTGAAATAATATTTTCGTGAAATTCATTTGACATCCAACCAATATCCATTGCCTTAACAGATTTATGTTCTTTTTGGGCTTTGTTAATATCATTCCAAATTTTTTCAGTATTAGCCCTGTCATTAAAGGCAATTTCAAATTCATCTCCTTTTTTAAACATATCATCTACGTGCTCCCATGGTGGTAAAAGGAATTTGATACCTTTTAGCATTTTAGTGTTGTAAGCTTGGTCAAAATTCTCATTTAAAAAATTCTCGAAATTATTTACATTTTTCATCTGTATATTATAGACCTTTTTTTTAAATTGTTTCACTATCGGCTAATGCAATTTCTCTTTTTAAAACTTTTTTAGGCTGTTCATTTATGAATACGTTTACTGAATCATCTGAACCTGCAGTGGTGTAACCTTCTGCATCAACTTTAAGTTCTGTTCCTTCAGCAAATTCAGCAACTTTAAATCTAAGAGTTCCAGGTACATAACCATCTGCTCTATCGATTTCGTTTTCTTCTAACTCTGCCTCGTTAGTTTTTTTTTCAGCAATTTTAGATTCTTCTAGTTCATACATACCGTCTTTGATATCATCTAAATGTCCTGTTATTGCAGCTATTTGCAATATCGCTTTCTTATTTTTACTTGAAAGTGAAAGTGAACCAGCATATTCTCCTCCTTCGGGATCGTAAGTTATTCTTACTCCCATTTTTCTTGCCTTGTCTCTAAGTTCATCTGGAACTCCATTATCATAATTGGCGTCCATTCCTCTTACTGACCATTCATTCATTTCCTCATCTTCTTCAGCCTCTTCAGCTTCGTCATAAGATGCTTCTAAACCATCTTGGTCTTCTTCTGCTTTTTCAACTTCAGCTTCAGAATTTTCTTCATCTTCGATTTTTTCAGCTTCATCTTCGCTTATGTCATCTGACTCTTCAATTTCATCTTCATCATCGTCATCATCATCTTCATCATCAATATCGCTATCTCCTTCATCTTCAACTTCATCATCTTGGTCTCCAGTACTTTCGTCTTCTGGAGTTTCAGTTTCTTCTTCTTCGCCAGCAACATCATCTTTTCCTTCTTCACCTTCTGCTTCAGGAGCTTCATCAGTTGCTTCTTCACCTTCTGCTTCTCTCTCCTCGTCGCTATCAACTTCTTCAGCGTCTGATTCGATTTCTTCAGCAGGTTCTCCAGCTTCTTCACCATCTTCCATAGTATCTGAATCAGTAGCATCTGATTCAGCTTCGTCCATTTCATCCTCTTCGTCATGGGCCTCTTCAGTTTCTTCGATATCATTTCTAAGATTTTCGATTTCTTCTTCGATTCTTTTGATTTCACTATTAATAAGAGTATCTGCCTCTTTAATTTCGTCGATTGATTTATCAGCTTCTGCAATAACTCCTCTTTGGTCTTTTAAGAAAGCAACCATTTGTTCTAATACTTTAATCTTTTCAGATTTTTCTGCTGCTTTTGCTCTTTCGCCTTCAAGTAATTCTGAAGCCATAACCAATTCATGGCCAGTCTGTTCTTTAACATAATCAAAACATTCTGCTGCATTTAATTCGTCAAATTTATAAATTTTATTTGCTTCATTCATTCTATAAACAAAGAAAGATTCGTTAAGTTTCATAACATAACATTTGATGTGTCCTTCTTCTATTTTTTCTACAAATTCTAGTGATGCAAAACTATCGTAGTTTTTTGCTGCATATTCAAAAAGTTGAATTTTTGACTTTAAATCGTATCTTACTAGGCCCGTCGCCATAAGATGTTTTTCAAAACTTTCTGCAAGAACTTCAGAATTGTTTATGTAAAATTTATTAGATTCTTTAATGTATTTGAATCTGCTTACACCATGATACCATGTTAAGCCTTCATTAGTAACTGTAAAATGCTCTAAAGCCAATACTAAATTTCTAAACTCTCCTGGAGCCGAAGTAATATGAGTTTCTGTTATTTTATCGCTACTAACTAAAAAAGCCTTACCGTCTACTGAGATAAATGTATCTCCGTTTTCGTTAACGTGTACAGGCGAGATAATGTTTTTTGTAACTTGTGCCATTTTTAATTATTTTATTTTTGTTTATATATCTTTTAAAATTAGTTGTTTGTTTGACTTTGGTCAATTTCGTTTCCATCAGTAATTCCTCCAGTTACTCCAAACATTCTTTGCCCAACATGTTGTTCTGTTGTAAAGTCTATTGAAGGCATAAAAGAATTAATTTCTAAACCAAAACTTATTTTGTAATTACTTTTGTCATCGAATGTATATTCAATTGGTCTTTCATTACCATAATCATCTGGCATAGCATAATAGGCTGCCATCCGGTACAACCCTTCATTAAGGTGTCCTACCTCAACATTATATTGATTTGACTTATAAAGTCTTTTAATAAGTTCTTCAGTACATTTAAAAATATCTATAAGACTTGAAAGTATAATTTCAACATCTACTCCAACTGTAATTGGAATTAATTCAAATTCAGCTTTATAACCTTCAAGTACTCCCTGGTCTGTCATTTTAGAAAAGTTACCCCTATTTCTTTTATTAACCAATTTACTAGCGTCAACAGTCATTGAAGACATATTAATAATTCCCCTTGGTACTTTGTCATAATTTCCATCTGCCTTTTCAGGTTCTGGTGCACAATCAAGACCATTTGCTGTTGAAAAAAGAAAATTATCTTTTAAATAGTTTTCATCTCCAGTAATTGCATAATAGAATGGTATGTCGACTTCAACCCTTTCTTCTTGACTTATTTGTCTCCAAAAAGTTACTTTTTTATTCAAGTCAGCTAAAAGGCCGATAATAAGGTGTCTAATGACACTATCGTCTTTGTTGAATTTTAAATTGTATGTTGCCATTTTTTAATTAATTGTAACTATTCCAGTCGTTTATAGCATCCATAATAGCATCGGCGCTAAAGTCTTTAATTTTTCCGGAGTTCCATTCTCCAGCATTATCATCTTCTATAAACACTTGTTGTTGGTCGCAATCAACAAATATTTCTACTTTGTCATCTGCTCCCCACCAGTCAAATTCAATTTGATTCTTTCCAGTAACTCTAACATTATCATTTGGGCCTGGATATTCTTCTTCTAATTCTTTTGCAATTTTTTTAGCATTAAATTTAGCCTCATTAATGAATTGCTCGAACACTTTAATATTTTTCATAATTTTAGTTTATTTTTAATCAATCTTTTCTATCTCAAATTTGGAAAAGCCGTTTTCTCTATATATTTGTATTTTTTGGTCAAAAATTTCATGTGGAAGTTCAGTATGATTAATGACAAAAGTGTTCAATCCATTCTCTTTAATAACCTCATTTAATATTTTAAGAATATTGTAGACTCCGTCTTGGTCGACAGAGCTTAACAATTCGTCCAAGAACATAAGATTTAATTGAGGAAACCTCAGTTTTAATATTTTTATGATGGCAATTATAACTATAAAGTCGGCCTTCTTTCTCTCTCCTGTTGACAGTGTTAACGGGTTAATCTCTTCTCCTAAATGATTTACAATACAATTAAACTTCTCGTCAAATTTAATATGAAATGGAAGGTGCATGGTTTGAACCATCATTGCAATATTTGCATTCAATCCTGGTAGGATAGTTTTTACTGCCAAGTTTTTAACTCCATCTTCTCCTAAAACCTCTTCAATAATAGTCATAAAAGCGTCTTCTTTTTCTACAACGACCTTCTTTTTACTCTTTTCTTTTTCGGTTTTTTCAAAGTCTTTTATTATCTGTTTAAGGTGTTCAAATTGACTTGAGTTTTTTGTAGTCTCTTTTATTTTAATCAATTCTTCCTTGATTTCTTTAATAGAATATTTAATGCTTGTTGATCTGGTCTCTACCTGTTTCTTTTTAGTTTTAAGAGCCGAAACCTTGTCTTCAGTATCTTTTATCAAGTTTTTAAGTTCATCTATTTTAGATTCATTTGTTTCTTTGTCTACCTTCCAGTCAGCAAGTCTATTCAAATGTTCAGTTGAAGTTAGACTTGTTTCACAAGTTGGGCATTTACCTTTTTTATACAACTCTATTTTATCTTCAATATACCTGTTTTCCCTAACAAGGTCTCCTTCTTCGTTTGAAGTTTTTGTTGCAACTTGAGAATATTCTTCCAGTTTTGTAGAAATAGAAGATTTGGCTTCGTTCAGTTTTTGAATATCTTCTCCATAACCTAAAAGATTTTCTTTTAACTCTTCTATTTTTGCCTTGTCTTTTTTAGAACTCTCTTCTAAAAGGTTGTTAAGTTTATATTTTACAGAAGAAATTGATTCCATAATTTGATTCAATTCAGAATTATAGGAGTCAACTTCCATTTTAATCTGTTTTCTCTCTTCTTTAACCTCTCTAAACATATCATTTAGGACAGAAAAACCAAACATTTTATCAATGATTTGTTTTTTATCACCCGAAGACATGGTTAAAAAAGACTTAAAATCATTTATACTTAAGATAATAATGTTTTTAAAGACGTGGTAGGGTATACCAAATATCTCATCTTCTAAATATTCTTGTACCGATCTTTTTCCAGCCTTGTCGAATTCAACACCATTTACCATGACTTTAAATCTTCCGGGCATAAGACCTCTTTCAATCTCAACCTGCATGTCTTTACATGTCAAATTGATTTTTACCCATAATTCTTTATTGATTCTATTTGGCAAATCTGCCAATTTTACACCTTCTACTTTTCCATAAAGGGCATAAATAATACTATTTGCTATTGTAGTTTTTCCGTGACCATTCTTTCCCAACGTTAAATACAGCTGGGCTTCATCACCAAATTCTATCCTTTGAATAGTATTTCCGTAACTTGCAAAGTTTTTAAATTCTATACTATTTATTCTCATTGG